AGAATGTTGGTTCCTTTCAGATCTGAACCTTTTGGAATTGACGAAGCAACTGCTTTTGGCTTTCTTGTAAAAGCCATTTCACACATCCCCTCATAGTAGTCCTGAATGTCTGGTTCAAGATCATTCATCATGAGAAGATTATCCATCTTTATTTCTGCTGTATTTCCTAATGCTATTCCCTGTGGAATCCATGGATACATTATTAGAGTTTGCCTTCCCTCTTCAATTTCCAATTGATTCAAAATCAACATAGGATTTTTTACGATAAAACTTAATTTTGTTTTCTTTGTGATTTCGGCAATGAGATCGTCGCCGCTCAATAGACGAATGAAATAGACCTTCTTTGGTTTATTTTTCTTGGGAACATCTGGTGTTGCTTTGGTCATCTGTAACTCCTATTTTAATTCTATTGTGTAATTTGAAATCTTGAATTGCTCAGATCTATAAATTTTTACACGTTCAGCAAAATGTTTCAGCGTGTAATTTACAAAGCCATCTATGCGGAGATCATCAGAGATATCATATAGAGTCATCGATGTCTTAGTATCACCCATTCGTAGTCCACGACCAATAGATTGAAGGACACGAATTTTGGATTTGCTTGGTGACGCGAATATAATATTATGTAGGTTGCGGATATTAACGCCAGTAGAAAATACACCATATGATGCTACAATAATTGCATCAGTTTCTTTTTCCACTATTGTCCTAACGGATTCTCTATCCTCTACATCTGTGCCGCCATGAATGTAAAAAATTTGGCGATTTGAAGCTGCCTTTTCTTTAATTAGTTGTTGTAATAGTTCCCCATGTTTTTCAACATACTGGAATAGCAAGAGAGTATTACCATTAAGTGATAAAGCTAGATTGCGCAAAAATTTATTGCGCGCAGAGGAACCTATGAGATAGTCTATTTCTACTTGGTATGCTTTGTCTTTTGTTTTACGAAGTATATTACATATGTCCTGAGGATGCCTGAGGATAAGACACTTGATTTGAAGGTCAGCTGCTTGTTTTTCATCTATCATCTTCTTTGTTGTTGTTAATTTTGAGACGGGACCGAAGAATCCTTCTACAGTCAATTTGTGCACTTCCCAGTTATCTAATGTTCCTGTTGTGCCGATTCTATATTGAGCATTCACCAATTTGGTCATGATTGCTTTCAAAGAATTTGCCTTGAAAGTATGTGCTTCATCACCAATCACAAAATCAAACTTAGTAAAGAAATTTGGGTTCTCGGCTATCTTCATATCATAGATAGATTGCCATGTAGATATAGTAATAGGAACAGTAATGTTTTTATTCTGTCCCTGATATATCTTATGAGTATGCTTCTCTGCATCCCATGATGAATCCGCATAGTCTATAAAATCTTTCTGCATTTGCTCCACGAGTCCAATCGTAGGCACGATTATTAGACCCCTACTACAATCATGTGATAATAGATAACGACATATGGCATAGATCATGAAAGACTTGCCGCTCGCCGTAGGAGAAAGCATTAGCATCCGCTTGTAGCGAATAGCCTTGGCTAGTCCAGTGATCTGATAGTCACGTGCCTCTAGGAGCTTCCCTCTTGATGTGATCTTGAGGGAGTCAATATATTCTTTCGCTTCTTCTAAAGAGAAGTTGTTCATGAGTCCAAGATTTTTCTCAAACTCAATTTTATATTTGCGTTCTACAGCAAATGAAATTAGATAGCGTATCAAACCACTATAGAGTTGTTTCGTCTTCTTATTGAAGAGACGAATTTTACCATCCCAATGTCTTGCCTTGAAGCTAGGACTCCATTCATGGTCTGGTGCCATGAAAGTGAAATATTGATATATTTCTTCTGATACATGATCAGGGCAAAATATCTTTATGTAAACTTCATTGACTTTGGCTACGAGAATTTCTGACATTATTGCCCTTGAATAAATTTCTCATAATCAACGAATGTCTTCAATTGCCAAGTTCTATTATTAATCTCTTTCATAACCATGCCGCAGAAATTTACTCCTTCTTCGTGCAGGGCTATTCTTGATTTGATATTTGTAAGATCCGTATCAGCATCAAGATATACACCAATGTCTCCTTTGAGGACAAAGCGAAATGGCTCCCAACCTCTGCGATCTAATTCAGCTTGATCTAATTTTCCGTTATAATATTCCCACTTGACTTTCTTCAAAGCATTATAAGATATATTCTTTGCCTTGATCGCAAGGGAGTGAGCAACCAATTGACGTGCATACTTAGCGTGAAGATTCGGAATTTTGAGAAGTTCTCTCGCTGGTTCAGTATCATTCACTCTAGCATCAATTTCCCATTGCTTAACAAGTTCTTCTAACGGTAGTGGATTCATAATTCAAATATCATAGCTAACACAGAGTACTATTATACTCTATTTCATAGTAAATGTAAAGCTTTTTAGAATCTAAGTATGGAATAATTCATGAAGCGGAACGTCACTGTCGCTGTCATGATAGCTTCTGCAGATTCAGCAGTGCTGAAATTTAGGCTTCCGATGTTGATTGGGAATAAATCTACAAACTTGACTTGTAATATTGGATTGTTCTTATTGGTGTAAACTGTAATCATAGCATCGCTATATTGACCACCATTGGCTGCTGTCGCGCCCAATTGAATGCGTTGCTGTAATGGGAGATTTTTATATTGATCTGACGTCTCTGGGAATCCAAGACCTTTCATCCAATCAACAATAGTAGTCCATGCATATAGATCTTCATCAACCAAAAAGGATACTTCTAAATTATCATAGACAATCTTATCACCAGCAACTGGAACATCAATCAATGGATTCTGTTGAACAGCTTCTCCAAGAGTCATTCCTGGTATATTACAAGCAGTACAGAAGAAGGTTAAATTTGGTAGACGATCAAAACTCAATAAGAACTTTGATGGCTGCGCCAAATTTTGATTGCTTGGATTTGTAGAGATACCCATTATTGATTCCTGATGTTATTATTCCAATGCTGATGCTCTAGATAGACCTGACCTAAAAACTCTTTAGATCCAGAAGTTGTTTCCAACTTAGTTGTGATATTCAAATTCAATATGCTTCGCGGCTTCTTCCCTGCTCTAACATGAGTATTGAAAATCCAATTATCTCCATAGAATATTTTGAGTTCTCTGGGGATGCATGTGAAATTTTGCTTATTCAAGAATAGCAAAGTCCCATATCCATATCCTGGTTTATCAATCGTAATCTGCGCCATAGGACCATTCACGGCACCCATAATAGAAGAAGCATCAGGTCCTATACAACCGAATTGCGGCGCCAGTTTATTATGAAGAAAATCAAAAACTTTATGGTCAAATCCTACATCATCTGACATCAAACAAATGTTATCATGATTGCTTCTAGAGATACCTAGTTCCCATGCAGGATTCACAAAGATATTTGTACCCAAATCTATCTCTTCAATTTTACTCCACACTTGACTTCTAAACCAATCTGGTGTCACACCACCAGCATTGTTGATCAAAATGATTTCTCCAACTAGAGGATGTCCATGGACAAATGGAAGCATTTTTCTAAAATGCTCGCCGCGCCACATAGTTGGAATTATCACGGTATACATGATAATATTTAGGGCAAATAAAAAGGGGAGCCTAAGCTCCCCTTCTTTATCACAAAACAAAAATTTAATATTACGGAGTGTTAGTTCCGACAATTGCGGTTTGCATCACAATAAATGCATTTTGACCAGATCCAGCAAGAACATATACAGATATGTTAGCTGTATTAGATGTGCTCAATGCTGAGTTGACGTTTGCATTACTTGTAGCAGAAACAAAGAGTGCGTTTGGATTTAAACCGCCAGCGGATTTGGCATTTGCTCTCATTTGTACAAAGGTATCTAGGAAGATTGGCTGACCTGCTGGAATAACAACAGTCTGAATTAATGGATCGGCAGAACTACCATTAGCACCAGCGTAAATATTAAACTGCGCTGATGGAGAGAAAGTCATACTTCCAAATGCACCAGGGACTGGAAACCCCTGTGCAGTAATACGGAAGCTTGCCCCATTTGGACAAAGATTAGAAAATGCTGTTACTGTATTAGCAAGCAAAATCTGTGAGTTACTATTAGCAATTACTTCTACTGACATTTAAATCTCCTGAGTTCCGAATGAAGTTAAATTAAATTCATTCACACTATTCTCTTCATGAAGAGAGGGGGAGAAAACTCCCCCTCTGGTTGATTCATCTCAACTCTTATTATCACAATTTTACTTTAGGTTACTTACGATGAACTTGCGATACCACTGGTTGGTATTGACGGTTAGTGCACCAAGACCTGCTGTTGAACCCTGAGCAAATGGGTTAGCAACTAGACCATAACGTGTCTTGAAGCCAATCTTTGGCTGGAAGGTGTTAGGATCAATTGCACGGACCATCTGTAGAGGAACGTAAGGGCAGTAGAAGAGTCCTGCGTCATACGCGACTGCACCCTTGTAACCAACTACGATGTAGTCAGCACCAGATACAGAGTAAGGATCAACATAGACCTTTAGACGACCGAACAATGTACCTGCGAAGGTATTGCCTGTTGGATCAACGTTTAGGTTGGTGTTGTTGGTTAGAGCACTCTGGTAGTCAAGCATGCCTGACATTGCTAGAGCAGACGCGACGTCTGTAGAGCAAATCAGAACGTTACCCTTGCCACGACGAGTATCCTTGCCGATCTTATTAGCTTCACGCTCAATTGCGTAGATAAGACCCTTGTACTTTTCAACCTGCCAGCGACCGTCTGCGTCGCCAGATGCTGTTGCTAGGTTATAAACACCTGCCACGTTTGCATACTGAACGCCAGGAACGGCAGTTGCGTAGATTGTACGGATGACTTCACGATTGATTTCCGCGAGGATTTCCGTAGATAGGATATTGCTTAGTTCCGTTTCTGCGTCTAGACCATGAACAGCCTTAAGGTCCTGTGCAAGTTCTAGTGTGTACTCTGCCTTTAGAGCGCGAGTATTTGCAGTTACAGTTACCTTTTCAATGGTGAAACCCATTGCGCCAAAGGCAGTTGCACCACCCATATCTTCTGCGATCGTGGTTGGGAAACCATAACCAGTGTTAGCCAAGCTGAAATAGCTGGCATTAGAAGAACCTGGATTGACGTTTGCAGTATCAAATGCAGTGTGTACACCGTTACCACCGAACGCAGTGTTAGCTTCGTTGAAGAGAGCTTCCGTACCAGATAGGATGTTAGCACCGTTAGATGCATACTTGCTGCGCATTGCGAAGATCAGACCTGTTGGTCCCGTCATTGGCTGAACGCCGCAAACGTCGTATGCGATCAAGTTTGGTAGAGAACGACGAACCAAGCTGATTAGGATTGGATCGAAACCAGCTACAGGACCGGCAGCGTTAGCACCAGCACCATAACCACCAGTACCAGCTGCGTTAGCAGGTAGAGTTTCCGTTAGGAACCCACGTGACTGATTGCCTTCTTCCATCATTGCCTTTTCCTGATTTTCAAGGATAACGGCAGTAACGGCACGGCGATATGGATCAGTGATCTTATCTAGAGCCTGATGGTCTAGGACAGCTGCCCATTTCTTTTGTAGATTTTCTGAGAGATACATTATTTGCTCCTTAGAGAGTGTAAATTATTTTTGAGTTCTAGAGATTGCAGTGACATACGCTGACATGCTGGCAGGAACAACTTCCTCTTCTTCAACATGCGCAGGAGACTCACTTTCAGTCAAAGCAACGATGCTTGACTCAGACCCCTGCTTCACCTTACCAGAAGCGAAATAGCTCTCACGAACCACTCCTAACTTCTTTGCATATTCACCCTCTGTGGTGAACTCAACACCCTCTGCGAGCGTCTTTACCTTAGCAGCTTGTGTGGCGGTGAGACCTTCACAAACTGTAGATAGAACTGTTG